TAGTTCCCGGATTTAATCCTTTAACTGTTGTGTCGACAGCTGATCCAAGTGAACGAATCGCGGATGCGCCATCTTTAACCAACGCCGTGTCATCGGGTGTTGGGAAACTATAATTGGTAGTGGTTGCCATATTGTCCTATTCTCAGGATACGATTGTAGCGTATTCCCATGTCAAAGTGTTGCTTAAAGTGTTCCAAGCCTCTGTGGCTGGAGTTGTATTCCAACGCATCGCCACTTGGCTAAATGCGACTGGAGAAACATTGATTGTGAGAAAGAGTTCATTGAACCGAGTGCTCCAAGACCAGCCCTCAACATAACCTTCAAAATCTCCACCTGAGATTTGAGTGGGTAGGTGTTGAATGTGAACTGGCATTCCCATAAATACAGCTAATAGATCATCCCGATCTGCGTTATCAATTTCAGGGTTTGTTATTGGGAATGTGATCGATTGGAATGCTGGGATTGGATAAGCTCTTTGATCGATATATCGGTCGGCAATAGACTGAGCATCGACAGCACCTTGAACCCTTGAATTAATGCTTTCGGCTTTATAGCCATATAGGGCAATTGAAGCGGCATCTGTGGCAGTAACTTGTGAATTGTAATTGTTGCCATAGTTAATATAAATATCATTACGAACATCTGCTGATCTCATGATCGTAGATAAGCCTTGACCTAAAGCATGGCGAGCATCTAGTTCAACATACCCATTGACTAATAGATAATTCTGCCTATGGTCTGCATCTGCATAACCGATATTGCCTTGATTGTCTTCGTAAATATATCCAAATGCTGAATTAGCAATATCTGAAATAATGTTGTAGATGGTGTCCACAGTTGTAGATTGAGCAGTCATGGTATAAAGACCCGGCTGATCAATTTCCCCAAGCCCTAGATTGACTGCATCTTCCCAAGTTTCGGTTGCATCATAAGTTGACCATTGAGAAGCTGCTGGAACATCATTCCAAGTGCCAAGTAATATGCTAGATAAAATCTCATATATTTGGTCGCCATCTTCATCTTGAGAAATGTTATCATCCCAAATTTCTTTGGTTAATTTTGTTAATGTTCCCATTGCTAAAATGGTGTATTGAATAACTGTTGCAATTTGACCCGTTGCACCTACTGAAACAGTTACATCTGTTAAATCTCCACCAAATAAACTTACATAAGATCCAGTTGAGTCTTTTACTTGTAAATCAAAACTATCGTTTATCTCAAAAGGTAAAGTTTGGTTATTTAATGCAACCAGCGTAACTTGCATATATGAAGGAAGCGGCTGTTGGTAAATGTCAGATCGACCTGCTGTATGCTGAACATCTGAAATAGTTATGTCAGTATAATCAACCCCACCGACAGTTAATTTCCAATCAGGTGTAAAAACTGTCATTATCTATCCCTTAGAGCAGTTACACTTCTCGCTGATTGGCTGTTTAGATAATTCGCAACAGTTCGAGCAGTTCCCTCAGGATCTAATGCCCCACTAATTGTAATGTTATTAATTTGACCCATACCACGACCACCAAAAGTTAATCCGCTTGGAGTTGGGATATTTTCAAATCCCGATCTAGCAGATGGCGCAGGATTAGGTAATTGTCCTAAATTTACTCCCGGAATCAGATTTAATACTTTTGCTAATTCATTTGCTAAAGATATGACTAAACCAATTGCTTCTCGAAGGAAAGTAATAAATCCTTTAACAACACCAATAGCCCCAGCAATTGACTTTCCAAAACTTTCAGCATCTTTTTGGGTTTGAGTAAATCCTGAACTTAATCCACCTTCTCCAGTTAATCCTGCAATAAAAGCATTCAGGCTTGGAATGCCTGTTTCATTTAAGAATCCAATAAATTTCTCAATCTCAGGTAGTAAGGCTGTGCCAAGTGACTCTTTAGCTTCATCAAATCCTACTTTTAAGCGATCAATTTTTCCTTGAAAGGTTTCAGCATTTGTAGCTGCTGCGCCACCATATAACTCTGCTAATTTTGCTTGAACTTCGGTAAAAGATAATGTCGCAAGTTCAGCCTTAGATAATCCAAGACCTAATCTGCCAAGTGCTGCTTGGTTACCATCTTGAGCACGACCTAAAGCATTTGCAACTGTTTCTAAATCTTTACCGGATGCAGCACTAATATCTAAAGCAAGGGTTAATAACTTTTGGGCTTCCTCAGTTGATTTTGTAGATACTGCCAATCTCTGTAAGGCTGGGCGAAGTTTGTCATCGGCAACACCTGTGGCTAAAGATGTCTTTAGGATCATGTCCTCAGTTGCCGCTATTTGGGCATCTGTTGCCCCTGTGGCTTGTCTTAGAGCGTTGGCTAACCTTAACTGTGCCTGCTCATCCTCTATCGCACTCTTAACCCCATCAATGGCTAATTTGCTGGCATAGGCAACGGCAGCAGCAGCAGCTACGGCAAATGCAGCAGCAGCCTTCTTTCCAAAATCTGCAATTCGACTTGAGTTAGTTTCAACGGCTTTATCAGCTTCACCTAACTTCTTTTTTAAGTCATCAACATCAGCAAGGATTGATAATTTTAATGTGCGATTACCGGTAGCCATTAGACCCATTCCTTAATGATGCGAGTAAAACTTTCTTCCCACTTATTAATCAATTCAGGCTGAATTCTGCGAAGGGTTGGATAAATGAACCATCCGCGAGATCCACGACCTGACCGCCCAGAATATGCAGGGAATTGTTTGAATTTATTTGAACCAAACTCAATGCCACCCCATAAGGTTTGCGTAGTAGCACCACCTGAAAATTTTTGGCGTGCGAATCCATAACTGAATTCACCGATCTTACTTGACTTAGAGATGCTAACGCCATCCGCGACTCTCTGCGCAACTTTGCCAGCCTTTGTTCTTTGTCCAGCTGCTTGTTTAATTTCTTCAGATGCAAAATACGCCAGAGCAGCAGACTGACGGCGTGCTTCATCAGTAGCTTGTTCATCCATAAGTTTGAAAGCCTTGTAAATATCGCGCAGATCTTTTTTATCGTATGCAATTGTTTCACTTGCCATACCTCTGCTCCAATACTTCGATAGCTGTTAAAATGTCGTCTGAATCAACCCATTCACTCATTGGAATTTGTGTGGCTATTGCCAACTCAACCAATAATCTACTTAGGCTTCCTGCTGGGTGGCTTTTGGGTTTGCATCACCGACTATTACATCGCTGATTGTTTCCATCCAAGCCTCAAATGGTTTAACTGGCTTTCCAGCAGCTTCGCGCTTCTGAGCGTTGTATGCTAAAAACATTAAATCCCACATGCCAAGTTTTTCTTTCGCTTGACTTATGGTGTTGCCAGTTGTCTTTTCCCATTTTGCCCACTCAGGCGGTTGGGCTACATAAGTTGCTTGCTCGCCTGAGTTATATTCAATTGTAATTGGTAACTTCATTTTTTGCTCCCGTTTCTATTTCTTAACTAAATGTTTCGGTTACTTCACCCTTTGAAACTGTAAAGGTGAATGAAACTTCCTGTGCATCAATTCCCGATCCACCAGCTGTTGGAAACTCTGGCTTTACTGGAAACACAAATTGTGCTCCGGTTGCAGCTGTAAGTGTGATTGAAATATCGGTATCAGGAGCAGTTTCGGCTGCTGTCCATAGTGCCTCACATACTGAGTTTGCCTTGCCCCAATCTGCCAGCATATCCAATTGGAATGTGCCAGAGATATTTGTTGTCTTGTAAGCCTCGCCATCAAGTGTTTGATAAACCTGACGCTCATTGACTTTTGTTAGTACTGCATTAGTCGCTTGTGCTTCGATGTCTGTTCCACCTGAGAAAGACAGCGAAATATCACGACCGGTAATTACTACGGTTGCCATGATTACTCCTTAGACGGTTCTTGTGTAGTAGGTAGAAACTCGAACATCTGCGATTAGCAGAGTACTTGCTCCAACTTGTGTGACGGTTGGTCTTTCGACCGAGCTGACAATATATCCTGCCGGAATGACTGCCAGAACACTAATAAGCAATTGCTCGATATTGTCGAGTGATGCTGGATTGCTGTTATATGCAACTGCAACTGTGATGGTCATGTTGATCTTTGCACGAATGTTTGATTTGCTGATTGTTTCGAATTCTAGGTATGGTGAATCCGGCACAACTACAACAGCTGGCGGGATTACTGTTTCAGGCACAAATGAATAAACATTACCGGCAACGCTAGATAATGCAGTTGCTAAAGGTGTGCGAACCTGTTCAAGGATTGTTTGGTTAGGCATTATTGACAGATACCTTCAACATCTACATAAGGCCCAAGAATTCCAATTACGCGTGAATATAAACTGCGACCCATTCTGTAAGGTGTCGCTGTAAAGTCAACGCCTTCTATTTGTCCACCTGCTGCAACTCTTGATTGAAATACTTCAACTGAAATGACAAGTACTGCTGATTTAACTGATTGATTTCCAACATAAGTTGATGCGCCTGTTAATGTGGCACTTCCGCTTGGAATGACATTTGCTTCAATAATATCTGCGTTTGTAATACTAGCTGAAAAAGTATAGTCGCCAAGATTATCTGCTAATACTGTGCGAGTTCCGTTATATGGACTCAAGCAACCAGCAATAACTACCGATTGGCCTTCGGTAAATTCATGCACGCCAACTGTTGTAAATGTGGCAACATTATCTTGTAAAACTGTTTTTTGAACTGCGCTCTTAAATGTAACTAACATTGGCAGAATAGTGTTTTCTGCTGTGTCAATAATTCCGTCTAAATAAGCATCGTTATACAAGGATGATGACACACCAAGCACAGATCTCAACTCGGTGGCTGTAATTATACTTGGCATGTCATCTCCTTACTCCCATTAATGGATGCCTGAGATCGGGAGCAACCCCAGGCACTCAGTTAAATTAAGCTACTGATAACTTACGGAATGCTGCTGGGTAACGATTAACTACTGCAACATATCCATATAGACCAATTTCAACTCGACCATTAGCAACGATGTTTGCACGAATCTCAAAAGTTCCGGACTCATGGAATCGCATTGCTGCTGCTGGATAAACAAGTGCATGCTTAACATTTGCATTGTCACCTGTGTAGTTAGGATCAACGATAAGGTCAAGTCCTGCAACTGTTCCGTTTGTTGAACCTTGTGTAATTAAGCCAGCTGCATTTTGTGGAGCCGCTGCCGCAAAAAGAGGTCGACCATCTGCTACTGCGCCAAGTAATCCAGCGAAGTCGATGCCATCCTCGCCACCTGATGGAGCAACCATTAAGCGGTTTGGTGTGAAGCGCATAACGCCATAAGCATCTGCAATTCCATCAGCGATTGCTGCATAAATTGTTGAGCCTGATGATCCTGCTGCTGCCTCTGATGCAATTTTTGCTGCATAAGCATCTGTCTTTTGTGCATAGCTAGCAGCCAACTCACGAACATAAAGATCTAAGAAAGATGGGTCAGACCTATCAAGAAGCTCTTGATTTATTACCCCGGCGCCCGCAAACTTGACAACTGAATCCTCTTGAAAAGTGACAGTTGTGTCGGTTGAGCTGTATTCAGCACCCTCTGCTGTTAATGCAACAGTTGCTTGTGTTCCTAATAGCGGAGTAAAAATTTTCATTCCAGCAGCAGGAAGCGGTGCACGCTCAATGCTGTCAATGAAAGGACGAGATGAATCAATAATTCCGATAACATCACGCAAATAATTTGGTGGAACCATTCCTGTGTTCTCAGAAACAGTTGCGATCTGTAATGCTGCAACTAAATCACGAGCATCTGTATCGCCTTGAATCGCACGAACCTGTGCGTTTAGATATTGTCCTGCTGTAACATTTGTATCAACTCTTGGCTTTGTGTATGCCATGTAGTTGGCTGTTACAACTGGAGCCTGTGTCGCTTCTACCGCTTCGGTTGCGATAGGAGCCTCAGAAGTAATTTCTGACACTTTGTTCTCCTTTGTTGTGGTTTCCTCAGCGGTTGCTTCGGAATTCTCTGGTGTTTCACTAGCTGCAACCTCAGCGACTCTTGCGCTGTCAATTGCTGGATCTGTAACGAGTGAAACTTCTTGAAGTGTGCTTGATTTAATTCTTAGCACGCCCTCCTCATTTTTCCATTCATTAATTTTAACTCCGACAGAAAATCCATCACGAAGCCCAGTAGCAGCTTCCTCTAATGCATCATCCGCTGAAAAAGTCTTAGCCAAGCGAAATGTTGCTTCTAACCCTGTATCTGTTGCAGTTATATCAACGAGTTTTCCAAGTGGCTTAGTTCTTTCGTGCTCAAGTAATAATTTAACAGGCTTTGAGAAATCAATTGAATCTTTTTCAAATACAGTTAATCCTGCACTTGTTGATCCTTGCTCATCCCATGTAACGATCTTTCCTGAGATTGTGCGCTTGTTAGTATCAGCAGCAGTTATCTCTATCGGGAAATTAATTTTCATCGTATTAGGTCTTCTTCCTCTTGGATTTGTTCAACGCTCATCGCGCCAATGCGGTTTAGGATTTCATAGACTTGCGCTCGCTCTAATGCTGAGCCACGCAAGAAATCATCAATATCAAATCGAGTTTCAATTCCGTTAGGGCAGAAATCGGCTTGAGATAGTCTTTGCTCAATTGCAGTAAGGATTGGTCGTAATGAGAAATCAATAAGTGCTTTTCTTTCGGCCGTCATATTTGAGTAGGTCATGCTAGTAGTCTCAGCTGATACAAATGATGCTGGAATGCCAGATGCTCTTGCAATTTCTAAAGCAAGGTATTGGCGAGCTTCATTTAATTGTAATTTAGCCGGATCAAATCCTAAAGCCTGTAATTCAACATCGGCATTTAAGAATGCAGTTGATCTTGTTGATCTTGATATTTTCCATGACTCTAATAACTTTGTAATTCGCTCTGGAGTTAAATTTGTGCCATTTGATTTTAACACCATTTGTGGCATAGGCTCTTTTGCATACATTTCAGCAGCTTGCTCTAATGATGCAGCAGCTTTAATTGTGCGACCTGCTCGATTAAGTATTCCTTCATCTAATCCGTTAAATACAATTAGTGAACCTAATCCGTATGGTGGCACTCGCTTACCATCAACTGTGTAATACTCAATTTCTGTTGAGTTACCATTTAATGAAGCAAATACTCGACCCGGAGCAATTCTTGTCCATGCTCTAATTCTTGATGCATCTGTGGCTGCGTAAGCATCCATTACCATTCCATAAGCAACACCATAAAGTAAAAGATCCTCAGCGATCCATGAATAAATTGCTGATCCTGCAACTCTTGGATCTGGTTGCATAATTACTCGGTTTGGTCTTATGTGTTCATTTGTAAAATGATTATATTGTTCAATTGGTAAAGATCCTACTGTTGAACAGATTATATTTCTTGCACGCGCTCCGGCAGGTATCGCCATGTATTGTTCACGCGTTGCAGTTGTAGTTCCAAATAAAATTCCGCCAACTAATTGTTGTGCGTTATATGGTGAAAGTGCAGCAGCTACATCAACTGGATTTTCTTGTTGTGTTGTGCGAAATCTATCTAATAATCCCATTAGCATATAATATACCATAAAGTCAACAAATTACGCTATTTGAATATCAACTTCCGTTTCTACTTGTGTTGCAAAATAGGTTGCTAAAGCAGATGCCACAGCTGCACAAACTGCGACTCTACTTGCTCTTCTACCGATGATCCATGACCCATCCCCATAGGGCAGTTTCGCAGCGGATAGTGTTTGCTGAGTCAGTTCCTCCTGACCCCCATGCTGTAATCGATGGGAATTGATTGCGCCTAACCATCGATCGCACGATTCAGCATATATCGCCCCATCCATATCAGTAATGGGAATTCCAGCAGGAACTAACCGACTTGCGACGGCTTGTGCAGTCCTTTTGGAATAAGCGACAGTCTGAACATTGTATTTTCTAACATACGGAGCAATATCGTTTGCAACCGCTAAATCATTAATTGAATAATCATTTGACCATGTATGAAGTAAAACTAAATTAAATTTCTCACCCGGAAGTTTTTGAGTAGCAGTTAAAGCTGCAAATTTACGATCCGGACTAAGATCTAATCCAAACCAAGTTGGCTTGTCAGGGTCTAATGGTATTGAGTCAGTTCTGCACAATTCCCATTTCTGTGCATCAATAGCAGAATTAATTGTATCTACCCATTGGGCTAAAACTTCAGTTCTAACAATATCAGGTGGATCATTTATTACGGCACGAAGATTATCTGGGTGGATCGTTATGCCTAGTGATGGGTTGGCTTGAGCAAATGCCGGCCAGTTAATATCGCCAGTTGACGGATCTAGAATTGGCGCATCTGGTTCAGCACTCCACTCAAACCAACCAATCGGATCGTTGGTCGTAGCTGAAGCCAACGCCCTCTCGCGTAATTTGTTGAGGATTACAGAATGTTGATCTCCGGCTGAAGAATAAATCCATACCTGCGGATTTTTGGCAGCCATCATCGAGTAACGCATTGATGACCAAGCGTCTTCATCTTTGTATTCTCTTAATTCATCTAAATGGATTGTTTCAGGTTTAGATAAACCTCTAGCTGCATTGTTGGCAGCCTTTACCACAAATCTCCTATTGCCCTTTAATTCGATTTCCTCTGCACCATGTTGCCATCGTATCTTTTTAACTTCACTTGCCAATTTGTCATTCTGCTCAATATGGGTAACTATCTGTCTAAAAGTTTCAAGTGAGGTTGTAAGTCTATGAGCTGAGGCCAATTGCAGACCCTCATGCCAAACATACATTCCGGTCAAGATTCTGAGCATCATCAAAGTTGACTTACCCTGTTGTCTGGCCATGATTAGCCCAAGCTCAGAATGAGCCCATCTACCATCTGGTCGGATTTTGTGGCCATGAATACAGACGAACTTTTGCCATTCCATAAGCTGGAGGTTGATCTCAGCTGCGAACTCGATCATCTCATGACCTTTAGACGGCAGATCATTGAGTTTAGAGCAAATACGCGGAGTTTGCACACCTCCTAATTCAGATTGAGCCTGAATTGAGTCGATCAATTCTTTTTCAAAGTTGATCAAAGCGATCCGGTCTGATCGTGAGCGATCGAGGTGTTTTGTGGGTTAGAAAAGGAAAG